CCTGGTCAAATTAAACTTGACGCAAAGGATATTGCTGACAAAATGCATAAAATGCTAAAATCGCATGATGCAGATAAAACTAATGGATGGAACAATCTGTTGAAAGGATTCTTAGTATCTGAGGATTTTGTGACTATAATCAAGACTCTTGAAGATCTTGTTAATGATGAGCAGCGTTTTACGCCTCCACTTAAAATGGTATTTAGAGCTTTTTCTGAATGTCCTTTTGACAAATTAAAGGTTGTAGTTGTGGGTCAAGATCCATATCCACAACTTGGAGTAGCTGATGGAATATCATTTAGTTGTAGCAATACAAACAAACTACAACCTAGTCTTAAATTTATTCTACAAGAAGTAGATAGAACTGTATATAATAACCATGTGATTAGTGAAAATTTAGACTTATCAAGATGGTCAAAACAAGGCATACTTATGCTAAATACAGCTCTTACAGTTGAAGTAGGTAAAATTGGTAGTCATTATGATATATGGAGATCTTTTACTGCTTATTTATTAGATTGGTTAAATAATTATAATCCGGGATTGATATATGTCTGCATGGGGAAAAAAGCTGAAGAATGGTCTGACCTTACTAATGATAATAACTATAAGTTTACTGTTAAACATCCTGCTTCTGCTGCTTATAATGGCTCTAAATGGGATAGTGATGATATATTTAATAAGATATCTAGACTTGTAGAAGAATCTAATGGTGAAACTATAATATGGTAATATGACAGAAATATTTCTTAGGTGTATTAAAGAGGGATTAACTCCTAATACCTTTTATGTATTATACTGCATTAAAGAAAAAATTGCAGTAGCAAATTTTGTTAATAAAGCAATAGAATGCAAAAGGCTGCAAAGTGAAGCATGGCTTGATGAAAACTTGCAATTGACCTCTAAAAGTCATATCTTTATTACTGAAATTGATGGGTACTTTAGAAAGTCAAAGAAGAAAACTACTATAGATTTATTGGGTAATAATTTCCTTGATAATATTAAGGATTATAATGAAATATTTCCTAATAAAAAGTTATCAAGTGGCAAGTATGCAAGAGTAAATCCTAAAACTCTTGAAAATAGTTTTAGATGGTTTTTTGAAACTTATGACTTTACTTGGGATACTATCTTCAAAGCTACTAGAAAATATGTTGATGAATACAGTATCCGTAGATATGAATATATGAGAACTTCTCAGTATTTCATTAGAAAACAAAATACTGATAAAACTTGGGATTCTGATTTAGCAACATATTGTGAATTAATATTAAGTGGAGAAGATTATGTAATAGATTATTTTAAAGAAAGAGTAGATTAATGGGAAATAAAACACAGTTATTTCTATTTGCTATTATTGGAACTTTATTGGCTTGGGTGATTACAGATAATTTTATTATTACAATAGGAATTGGACAGTTTTTACTTATTGAACTGATTATTACAATAATGCATGAAATATACAATTTAGCAAAAGCAGATATAATTAAAAAATCATAATATGGCTCAATTATTTAATGGTGCGGCACCTTTAATACCGGTAAGTGAGAGAGATGCTCTCAAGAAAGCTATCTATAAAATAGAAGCAAGAAGAAAAGGAAGACTGAAGTCACTGAAGAGTGCATGGCCAAAATTTAATGATGCTTTTTGTGATGGATTAGAATGGAGAACTATCACCGTAGTAGGTGCTAGACCTGGAACTGGTAAAACTTTATTCATGGAACAGTTAATTGATGATATCATCAAAGCTAACCAAGAACAAGAATTTAGAATACTTAAGTTTCAGTTTGAAATGTTAGATGAGACTAATGGAATACGGAAGTTAAGTCTAAATACTGGTTATGATTACAATGCATTGATGAGTAAGGCAGAGCCTTTAGATGATGGTGTATTTAATAAATGTGTTGAACTTTATCAAAAATCAAAAGACAGAGATATTATTGATGTTATTTATGATCCATGTACAGTTGATGTAATGTGTGCTACAATCCATAATCATATGGAAAATCATGCAAAAATGGTAAAAGATAAAGATGGCAACATGATTAAAAAATATACTAACATGCTTGTCACCATTGACCACTCAGCACTATTCAAAGTGGCTAAAACAGAAAAGGATAAGTTTGAAATGTTATACTCTCTTGGAGAAGCACTAACTTATATGAAGAAACACTATCCTGTAGCCTTTGTAGTATTAAGTCAGCTCAATAGAAATATTGACAATCCTGACAGAGCTAGAGATGGAGAATATGGTAATTATGTATTAGATTCTGATTTATTTGGTGCAGATGCTTTGTTGCAGCATGCTGATGTTGTTCTTGGTATAAATAAACCTTCTATAAGAAAGATTAGACAATATGGTCCGGAAAAGTTCATCATAGATGATGATGATATATTAGTTTTCCACTTCTTAAAGTCAAGAAATGGTCTAACAAAGATGAGTTTCTTTAAACTAGATAGGGCAGCAATGAGAATCATTGAAATTGATCCTCCGGCTCAGGCAACAAATACTCTGAGTACAAAAAAGTAAAAGTTAAATTATGGATAGAAAACAAAAAGAAAGAGAGTATTTTGGAAAACATGCTGAAATTTTTAAAAAACTAAAGCTTGCAAGTCCATTATTTACTCTAAAAATGGCTTTCTATGAGAAAGGCCGTTTTGGAAGAAACATTCAACTTTATGAAAGTGAACTAAAGAAGAATGAAGATATCTATATGGAATTTATAGATGTAATAAGAGATGAAAGAGGAGCTGAACAAGATTATACTCCTATGTATGAAGACAGACCACTGTTTAAATTCAAAGCAAATCCTTTTTATACAGAGGAATATGAGCTTAGAGAAAGAGCTGGTGGATATTCTGCATATGTAATCTCTGCTAGTGAACTAATGATGGTACAAGAAGATGGTACTGAAATTTCTTATTCTCTTTATGAAAAAAGAAGAGAAGAACTTAAGAAAAAAGAAGACAGTCTTCCAAAACTACAGAAAACACTTTCAGTATTTCCTGATTTTGAAGAAGAGTTTACTAAAAGAGAAGAAGCAGTACAAACTGCAGGTTCTGATTTTGACATTGATAAAGTTACAGACACAAGCACATTAGCAAACATATCTCTTAGAGATTTTGCTGCTATAATGTTAGTAAAACCTGTAAGTGATAAACAATGGTTAAATGATTTAATAACAACAGCAAAAAAAGACATATGAGTATAGTATTGCCAACAAAAAAAGTAAAGGCTGAAAGACAGAATCCTAAAAGAATTGTGATTTATTCTAAGCCAAAGACTGGTAAAACAACAGCTTATGCTGGTCTTGATAATAATTTAATTCTTGATTTAGAAAATGGTGCTGATTATGTAGATGCTTTAAAAGTAAACATCAATAGTTTACAAGAACTATTAGATACTGGAAAAGCAATTAAAGAAGCAGGTAAACCTTATAAGTTTATTACTGTAGATACTGTAACTGCATTGGAAGATATGATCATGCCGTTAGCAATAAAGTTATATAAACAAACTCCAATGGGTAAAAACTTTGATGGGGATACTGTAATTACATTGCCAAATGGTGCAGGATATTTATATATCCGTCAAGCATTCTTTCAAGTTTTAGATTTTATTGATACATTAGCACCCCATATTATTTTATCTGGTCATATTAAAGACAAACAGGTAGATGATAAAGGTGAACTTGTAATGTCAGCTAACATTGATTTAACAGGTAAAATTAAATCTTTAATTTGTGCAAATGCAGATGCTATTGGGTACATGTACCGAAAGGGTAACAAAACTATTCTCTCATTTAAAACCAATGAGGAAGTTACTTGTGGTGCAAGACCTGAGCATTTACGTAATGAAGAAATAGTAGTTACCGAGATGAATGAAAATGGTGAACTTGAGTTTCACTGGGAAAAAGTATTTATTTAATAATTAAAACAAAAACAAAATGGGATTAAGTACAACTGATTTGGGCACAGGTTCTGGTAGCTCATCAATGGCAAAAACAATTGCTCCAGGCAATCATGTATTAAAGATTAACAACATTGAATTGGAAGATTTTAGATTCATTGAAGGAGCTAAACATCTTATATTACATGTAGAAACTGAACCTATTGATGGTTTTGAAGGTTTT